ATGCAATATATTTTGGAGCAAGGAGTCTGTCATGGAACAGTATTCAATTCCTGTCACACTTCTTCCGCAGCAGAGAAAAATCCTCTGACAGAAATACAAGAAGGCGAGCTTTATCTATGCCTGGAACACCGTACTGTCAGGGTTCGTGAACGGATTATCAACCTGACAAGTAAGGAGTTTGATATACTGGCATTACTCATTGCCAATCCCAAACGTGTTTTTACTTACGAACTGATTACCGATTTGGTTTGGAAAGAGGATTGTGATTTCTATTCGAGAAAAGCGATTCATAATCATATAAGTAAGTTGCGTAAGAAATTGCGCTTTGAACCGGATCTTCCAAACTATATTGAGAGTGTCGCCGGGATCGGCTATAAATTTGAACATCTATAACATGAGCCCACAAGGTGTTGTTTTCCCTTGTGGGCTTGCTTTTGTAGCATATATTCTAAGAGCAGAATATGTAGAAAATTGCGAATATAAAGAGTAAAAAGCGAATGTCTGCGGACTGATACAGGAAACATAAACGATATAATTTTCTCCCAAGGAGGTATCAAGCAGCCGATTCAGGTTCCTCCTTGATGGGAGGAAATGCCTATGCGTCTATGCAACACAGATCCGCAGATAAACTGCTTTACATTCAGTCACCTATACGTCGTAGTCCAGCTCGTATGGATTGCGGCGTTTTTGGTTTCGACAAAGTTTGAGCATTTTCGCTGTCAACCTCCCGGAAAAATTTCATACTGCTGCTTTGGCGCGCCTGTTCTTTGTACGGGCGCGCTTTTTTGTACCCTTTTTTTAATCAGAAAGAGACTTAGACCTTATCGCTGCCGCAGCCCACCCTCTGATTTCGATTTTTGCCATCAACTCAAACATCGAAATTGGAGGAAATTACTATGAAGAAAATCAATCTTCGGGATTATTACCCGTATTATACACAGGACATGATCGTTGAGGTGCCGGATGAAGTTGCTTTGTTGCTTCGGGAGTATATGTTGCTGGAAGAAGCCTATCGGATTCGTACATACCGCTATAAAGCATTTTACTCCCTGGATCGAGACGAAGGTATTGAGCGTGAGATATTGCAAAAGCCTCTTAACCCGGCAGAAATTTGGGAACAGCGTCAAATGACGGAGTTGATTTATAAAGGTCTTTCCAAACTTCCGGTAAAGCAGCGCCAACGGATCTATGCACACTTTTTTCTTGGCATGAGCAAAGCAGATATTGCCAAAGCGGAAGGAACACACAAAAGCCGGATCACCCGTTCTATCGAAGCCGGATTGCGTAGTCTGGAAAAATATTTCAAAGAAATTTTATAACAGACGGCAACTTTGCCCCTAAAAATGTACTGAATAGTAGAGGGACATATTCGGCGGGACAAGCTGGACGGGTGTGGTAAGGAAGCATATATCTCCTCCCACCCCAACTGCAATATCAATTTGTCTGCCATGCCCCTTGCTTGTTCCTTGACAACCGAATATACGCTGTTACAGGTACTTCATTCTGTGTTCCGAGCGGCAGATGGGGCGGCGCGGTGACAGGCGGCCTAAGGAGGTGATGAATCCAGGCTGTCCGAGCGATAAACGCAACCTACGAAACCGGCTGTGGCAGGCCGGACGCGATAACGACGCAGATCATAATGGTACTTCTTCACAGCTTCCTAAAGACTTGGGGAGAGTTCCTGCGGCGTTTGCTTGCTCTGGCAAAGCGGCGGCGTATGTGGGACTATGATGCGGTGACGCTATCCGCAGCCTGTAATAGCCCCGTCCTTATAACAGAAGGACTTGCCGGGGTGCGTGGCAAATACGGCAGTAAAATCGAAATCAGATATAATGGGCCGGATTTATGTGTGTAACAACCGTAGATCCGACCTATTCATGTGGTTTTGATAACACAGTTTTCAGAAGGGAGTTGATACTATGGAAATGAACACCATTGTCAGTGAAGTGGGTACGCTGGTAGACATTCGGGATGTTTCTGTCAACAAAGAACTTTCCCGTGATGAACGGATTGCAGAATTTGTTCAGCAGATAAAAAATCCATACCATTTTAAGTGTGGCCGTTTTACTGTACAGGCCAGCTTTTCTGCTGAAGGTGCTACCCTGGAAGAATGTATCAAGGGTATTTTACGATAGGCGCAATTTTAAGAAAGGGGCTGACTTTTCCGTAAAAGCATGGTAGAATAAGAATCGGAAAAGGAATTGAATATGGACTAACCACACTTCTTGAATTGCGGGGATTTTTCTGTGCAACGAAAGGAGTGTTTTTTTATGCAGGTTTACAAAGCGATTAAGTACATCCGTCTTTCTTATACGGATGATAAAACAGTAGAAAGTGACAGCGTTGCCAATCAGCGGCGCCTGATCGATGATTACATAGCCCGACACCCGGAAATTGAGGTTGTGGCAGAAAAAATTGACGATGGTTATAGTGGCGTTTTGTTTGATCGCCCGGCATTTCAGGAAATGATGCAGATGATCGAACAAGGCGAAGCTAATTGCGTGATTGTCAAAGACCTCTCCCGCTTAGGTCGTGAGTACATAGAAACAGGCCGCTATATGCGCAGGGTGTTTCCAGCCTATGGAGTGCGTTTTATCGCAATTAACGATAATGTGGATACGGAAAATGACGCTGCCGATGATCTCACGGTTTCTGTCAAAAACATTATGAATGAGGCTTACTGTCGGGATATTTCCGTTAAGACACGGAGTGCCCTGGAAGTAAAACGGCGCAGCGGGGATTTTGTAGGTGCTTTTACCATCTATGGTTATGTGAAAGTCGGCGATAAACACAAGAGCCTGGAAGTAGACGAATATGCTGCCAATGTTGTGCGGGATATTTTCAGAAAACGGCTGGAAGGATTCAGCGCTTCCCATATAGCGGATGAACTGAACCGATTAGGAATTCTTTCACCGTTGGCGTATAAGCGCAATCACGGAATGCCTCATGCAAAAGGTGGCTATACAGACCGAAAGGATTGCAAATGGTCTGCAACTACAATCATCCGCATTTTACAGGATGAAACTTACACCGGAACACTGGTCCAGGGCAAGCAGACAACGCCCCATTTCAAATTAAAAGAGCGTGAGGACAAACCTTCTTCGGAATGGATTCGTGTGGAGGGAACCCATGAGGCAATCATACAAAAGCACGATTTTGATCTGGTGCAAAGGCTCCGCAGGATTGACACAAGGACTTCTCCTAAATCGGATAAGGTTTACCTGTTTTCCGGCATTTTGATCTGCGGCTGCTGTGGCTGCCGTATGACCCGCAAGACGAACCGCTATAAAGATAAAGAGTATCACTATTATTACTGCCCGACCGGTAAAAAGAATGGCTGCACATCGTCGGTCATGCTGAAAGAGTCGGATCTGATTGAATGTGTACAGGACAGTTTGAAAGGACATATTGAAAATGTTGCTTCTCTGGATGCCCTGCTGTCCAGTATCAGTCAAGAACGGATTAACCGGGAATTGGCGCAGGAATATGCCGCACAGATCAGAGTAAATGAAAAGCGTGTGGCACAGACCGAGGGCTTTAAGGCAAAACTCTATGAAAATCTGGTGAGTGGAATTCTGACAAAGGAAGAATTTCTCTCTTACAAGCGAAAATACAATGCAGATATTGAACTGTTCCAAAAAGCAATCGCTGAATGGAACGAAAAACTTACAGATGTATTAGAAAACCGAAGCGAACGAAACCGTTGGATCAACCATTTTATGAAATTTTCTACTATGGAGGGTATTGACCGTCGGGCAGTCATGCAGCTTATCCGAAGCATACGGGTAATGGGTAAAGATGAACTGCATATTGAATTTAATTACCAGGATGAGTATCAGAAAGCAATCTCTTTGGCGGAACAGATTGCTACAAAAAACGAAGAAAGGATGGTGGGCTAAATGGCAAGAAAAAGCAGAAAACAGACGGCAGCTCCCATGCCGGCACCATCTTTGTATGTACATGTGGCTCTGTATATCCGTCTTTCTGTGGAGGATAACAAAAAGCGGGGCTGCTCAGTAGAAAACCAAAAGTTGGTACTGAATGACTTTCTTTCAGATAAACCGGACTTCGTTGTGTATGATACTTATATCGACAACGGAGCAACAGGGACAAATTTTCACCGCCCTGGATTTCAGCAAATGCTATCTGATATTGAAGCAGGCCACATTAACTGTGTGATTGTTAAGGATCTTTCCCGATTAGGGCGAAATTCTATTGACACAGGTTATTATATCGAACAATATTTTCATGCGCATAATGTTCGGTTCATTGCTGTTACGGATCAGTTTGACACAGCGGATTCCGGAAATCTTCATGGCGGTATCATGCTGCCTTTGAAAAATATGATCAATGAAGCCTATGCTCTGGACATTGGGCGAAAAATCAAAGCACAGGCGCGGCAGGCTATGAAAGATGGCGACTATATTGGTGCACGGGCACCTTACGGTTACAGGAAAGACCCGGATGATTGCCATAAACTTCTGATTGATGAAAATACTGCCCCTGTAGTAAAACAGATTTTTGAATGGGCACATGAACATGTGGCACTGAACCGGATTGTCCGCAACCTAAATGAGATGGGGATTCCGGCACCGAGCCATTATAAAAAGACCACTGGCGAGATTACCAGTCCGGGACTGATCGGAAGCGGCAAATGGCAGACCCGTACAGTGATGAAAATCTTAGAAAGCGAAGTTTATACAGGCGATCTGGTGCAAGGGAAAACAAAGATTGTAGATCATCAGCAGGTCAAGGCTGGAGAAGATAATCTGATTATTGTAAAATGCACCCATGAACCGATCATCAGCCATGAGTTGTTTCATGCAGTTCAGGAATACAGAAAACAGATCTGTGAAGAAAGCAAAGCAACTCCAAAACGTCCCTACACACCAAACATTTTCAAAGGTAAAGTGTTCTGTACTGATTGTGGCAGAAGCCTTCACAGGCAACGCGCCGAGCGCCGGAAAGGACCCGACACTTACTGGTTCCACTGCCTTACAAACAGCCGGGTAGAAAAAGATAGCTGCAAAGGTGCGATGATACAGGAGAAAGAACTGATTTCTACTGTTACGGATATTCTTGAAAAAGAGCTGACAGTTGCGCTGGGAATGTCGCTGCCACTCTTTCAGTTGGAGGCAAGACAAAAACAGGAAAAAGATAAGCTGAAAATTCAGATGTCGGCCAAACGACAGGAAATTGAAAAAACACGCCGGCTGATCCGTGGCCTATATGAAAATTTTGTACAGGGTATTTTGACAAATGACGAATACTTTGAATTGAAAGCGGATTATGAACATGCTATCAATGCTCTGTCTGGTGAGATTGAAGTATTTGAAAAATCTATGGACTCCCCGGACAACCAGCTTGCCAGATACCGTGCAATGGAAAAGGATGCAAAAACACTGGCACAGGATCATGTACTGACTGCAGAACTGATTGAACGGCTCATTGAACGAATTGAGATCGACCACGAGCGGAATATTCATGTAACCTTCCGTTTCAAAAATGAATTTCAGGGAAAGGCGGTGGAACCGTGCGCAACTATGTGATTGCCCTTTATATCCGTCTTTCTGTGGAAGATTTCAAAACCGAAAGTTTGAGTATACCAAATCAAAAACTGATTCTTCGTGAAAAAGCTATGTCTCTGCCGGAATGGGATAACAGTGAGATTTTGGAATTTATTGACAATGGTCATACAGGGACAAACTTTGAGCGTCCGGCGGTGCAGGAACTTTTAACAATGGTTCAGGCTGGAAAGATCAACTGTATTATTGTAAAAGACCTTTCCCGATTTGGACGTAACAGCATTGAAACCGGCTATTTTATTGAGCGGGTATTTCCTCTTTACCACACCCGTTTTATTTCCGTCAGTGATGATTTTGACACGGCTAATTTCAAAGGTGATACCGGAGGGATTGATATTGCTTTCAAGTATCTTATTAGCGAGTGTTATAGCCGGGATATGTCCATGAAAACCAAAAGTGCAAAATACGCAAAGATGCGTCGTGGAGAATATCAGAGTGTCATCTGTCCTTACGGCTATCGCAAGAGTGCAGACGGACGTATGGAACCGGACGAGGATGTTGCCCCGAATGTGCAGATGATATTTCAATGGGCGTCTGAAGGCAACACCGCAGCCGAGATCACAAGAAGATTGTATGCTATGAATATCCCCACCCCTGGGGAATATCGCAAACTTAAAGGCAAGGACTATTACAATGTTTCCCGAACAAACGGCGTTTGGAGTACATCAACGGTCCTGCGTATTTTAGAAGATCAAAGATATATCGGTACCTATGTAATTGGCAAGAGAAAGGTAAAAGAGATTGGCAGCCGACATACACAGTTAAAGGATGAAAGTGAGTGGTTCAAAATACCGAACCATCATCCGGCTATTGTAAGTGTGGATCTATTTGAGAAAGCCAATGCTTCTATTAAGCGTTTCTCTCTGTTAAATAAAAAGCCGCGTGATTATCTGCTCCGTGGTAAGGTATTCTGTGGATGCTGCGATCATGCAATGTCTCTACGAAATGGTGCGTGGTTTTATTGCCGTCATTCCGAGGTGGCTGAAACGCTTCCTTGTCATGGTGTGCGCATAAAGATGGCAGATCTGGAGCAGGTTGTATTTGAAACAATTCGGGCTCAAATGTGTCCGGCATTGGGAATTGATAGCAATAAGGATAAATTGGATTTGCAGACAGTCCAGCAGGCCGAACATGAAGAAAAACTCCGTTCTATTCAAGACAGCAAGCGGCATCTTTATGAGCAGTATGCACTCGGAGAGATTGATTTGGAAACCTATCGAACACGAAAAGCGGTTTATGACACGGAACTGGTACAAGCCAAAAATGTTCATGCTGTCATCACTGCACAGACAAAGCAGATAAAAAGTGATTATGAGATTAAGCTGAAACAACAGGAAATTGTGCAGGAAGTCGGAAACGCCAACATTCTGACAAAAGCTCTGATTGACCGGCTTATCAACAAAGTTTACGTCTTTCCAGGAGATCGGATTGAGATTGAATATGCAACACAGGATTTCTTAGAAACTAAGGAATCCGAAAAGGAGGTATAACCGTGAACACCCATTTGAAACAGCTATGGGCAGCTATGAAGCTGCCCAAAAACTTCAAAAAAAGTTATAAATTTTTTTGTCTTGGGCTTGACATACGGGTGTCTGAGTCCATGAATCGATATTTCTGATATTCCACATTCTTTGCAATGTCTGGTCAGTGCATCATTTACTGTAGAATTATATATCTTTGTTTCGCCTACAAAAATCGGTTCGTCCTGGGGAAGTCCCTTTATCAATTCCGAAAACTTAACTACGATCTGCCAGTCAATCTGGATTTTTCTTACAGATGATTTATTTTTTGTTGGTAGAAATCCACCATCACCTTTATAATCCCAGGTTTTACTTACAGATAAAGTCTGTCGTGCAAAATCAAAATCTGCCGGTGTGATGGCAAGTGCCTCCGAAAAACGCATGCCAGTCTTTGCAACCAGAAGGATAAAGCAATCCCAATTTACCTGCTCCCCAATGTCCAGATGTGCGATCAGGGTATGAAGTTCAAATTGATTAAGATATTTTATCTTCTTTGCGCCTGGTGATTTTCCTTTGATAATCGCCTTTCTGGTTGGATCACGTTCAATGAGACCTTCGTCTACCGCATCCAGAACCGCACCTTTCAGCTGATGATGAAAATCCAGTGTTGTTTGTCTTTCATGTTCCCTGGCATAGTCATTAAGCAGTTTCTGATACGTTGTACGGGTAAGTTCTGCCACCTGCAGGTCCGGAGCAAGTTTTTTTACCCATTTCAGCGTCATCAGATATTTTGCCATTGTCGCTTCTCTGATCGCACCTCTTTTGTATACTTCTATCCATTGATGATAATACTCGTAAAACAGCTGTTTTTTGTTTACATCATTCTGCATAGGTTATTCCTTTCCAGAAATCACTTACGCTGATATAAGCAATTACAGTATATTATGCAATATTGATCAGTGGCTTTATTTCCTCATCCAGGATCTTACCTAATTCTTCTATACAGCGTCGATTATACTTAAATTTTGGCAAAGGTTTTTCCTGTGCTGCCTTGTACCCTGCATAATTAATAGTATCCTTGATCACACTTTCATTGGGTATCTTTCCGTTTCTGTAATGTATAGCTGCATACATCACATCTTCTTTTGATGCATACCAGGTTGTACAAAAATCCGAAACCACTTTATCAATGCAGTCATATTTCATTTTTTCCATTATATTAAGAATAGATTTTCCCCTGAATTTTCTGTCATCCATTTCAATTTCATAGATCAGATCTGTCATGATTTTTGCTACCTTAGGGTTTGTTTTCTGCAATTCACAGACATACTGCTTAACCTCATCTATACGCTTTTGACGTTCTTCCGGTGAACTATCTTCTGAGTCTTCATCCGGTGTAACAATATTCTGGATCAGATTAATGATATATTCATAATCAATTTTGGTGTTACTGTACGCCATTAACTCATAATCCAAATCTGCTGGTTGCGTCTCATCATCCCCTGGCTGGTCTTTTCCATCTCCGTTTGCGATTCGGATTTCTTCCATTGCATTCTGATAATACCCGGCATAATCCTCGTATTCTTTCTGAGTAATACAATATTCCTCCAGCATACTATCCTCATATTTTGTAAAAGATTTCAGCTGTGCAAACAGTCGGTCAAAATTCTGGAATATTTTTACAAACACCTTCTTCTCTTTCAGTGACATATCCGCTATTTCATCCGGTGTTTCTGCTGAAATACGTAAAGCTGCCAGTGCCTTACGAAAGGCCGGTTCCACTTCTTCCCAATCTGCTACAAATGTCGAGCCTGTACTGCCGGCAGAATATAATTTTACGGCATCATCCACACTTTTCCGGAATAATTTCGGTGCCTGAAAGGTTACGATCTGTCCATAGGTTTTATTTCTGTTAAAAATACGGTTTGTTCTGGAAAATGCCTGGATCAGATCATGGGGTCCCATGGGTTGTCTGTCAATAAAAATTGTGGACAGACACGGAGCATCAAATCCCGTCAGCAATCGATCTACAACAATAACCAGATCCAGCTGTTCGTTTCGGCTTTTGAATTTTGCATCTTTGCGCGCAAGACGCTTATTCAGATTTCCGTTGTAGCTCTGGATCTGAGAAAGCTCATATTTTGTTCCAAACATCCTATTGTATTCATCTAATGATCTTTGCATCTTCTGCTGATTTACGTGGGAACCTTCTTCATTTTCTGTTACTGAATAGGTAATGGCAAATTTCGGAAAATCCGGAAGCACCTGTCGGATTCTCTCATCGATCTTCAGCGACGTTTCTCCCTTTTTTACTCTTAAAAGAAGATCATAATACTTCTGTGCCAACTGAATGGAACTTGTTGTAAGAAGTCCCTCATAGGTTTCTCCTTTTCCGTTCTGAAATCCCAGCTTATAATAAGATTTATTCAAAATAACATCCAGCACTTTCAACATATGAGCTTCATTATCATATGCACTGGTATCGGTTTCATATGTAATCTGTTTCGGTCCATTATGCTCCACCTGAAAGCCCAGTACAGCATTATCATGAATCGCATTCTGTATTGTGTATTTGTGAAGACATTCCCCATACAGATCCTTCGTTGTACGTGGCAGATCTCCCAGCTGTGGATATGGATTCTCCGGAAATCTTGGCGTGCCGGTAAATCCATACCATAAAGATCTTCCAAAAAAATGTTCCAGTTCTCTTTTGGTTTTTGGTGTGACAGCCCTGTGACATTCATCCACTACAAAAGCGATTTTAAGATTTTTAATTTTTCTGTATTCTGGTGTATCTTCTGTAATTCGCTTACTGATCAGTATCTGCAGCTTCTGTATCGTTGTTACAATTACCTGCCGGTCACCGGATTTCAGTTTATTTTTCAGATCTGTTACATTGCTGGTTTCATCAACATCAATGGAATCATTGTTGGCATAAGCCTGAAATGCCATGGTTGTCTGTGTGTCCAAATCTCTTCGGTCAATGAGAAAGATTGCTTTATCAATAGAAGGAATATCCATAAGAAGATTCCTTGTTGCTTTGTATGAAGTCAACGTTTTTCCGGAGCCGGTTGTATGCCATACATAGCCGGATTTTGTAGTTTTGGATGCTTCCCGTATGGATTCAATCGCATGAATCTGATATGGTCGAAGAAGAATCAGTCGTTTCGCATCTTTATCCAAAACAGTATATCTTGCGATCATCTCATGAGCTTCCGGAATACGAAGTACACTTTTTGCAAAATCAAGATAATCCGATACCGGCTTATTTTCCCTATCTACCCATCCGCTCATAAACTTCTCGTTCAGCTCTGTATCACTGGCTGCCGCAAAATATCTGGTGTCTACTCCGTTACTTACCACAAACATCTGTACTGCTGAAAAAATACCGGTGAACTTGCCTTCTCCGATATATTTTTTTATCTGACGAAATGCCTCCATATAGGAATGCTGCTTGTTTTTCAGCTCAATATGTATCATGGGAAGACCGTTGATAAGCAAAGTCACATCAAATCTTCTGTCACGCTCCGAAATGCCTGCATCTTCATCACTTTTCAACGCTTCATACTGATTGATGACCTCATAAACACTGCTGCCTCCCGCAATATGCTCATGATTCATAACTACCAGATGCAAACGCTCGGTATCTCTCTGCACATGAACCTGAACTTTACCATTTTCACCGACAAGCCACTCACCAGCCTTATAAAAAGAAGAAAACTGCAGCTGATTTTTTACCTGCTCAAATTCTGTATCAGACAACGGTTCTCCGTTTAATCGATCCTTATTGTTCTGTTCCAGGATATATTTGAAATTTTCCCACAGATCCTCCTCTGTTTTCAGATCCTTACGATATGTCCACTGAGAATCTCCATAAACAAGTTGTTCGATCAGTTTTTCTTCTAATATTCTCTCTAATTCAGACATTTGCGCTGTCTCCTTTGTGATTTTGGTGTATTTTCGTAGTATTCGGGTGAATGGCGGCTTGCGCTGGTGAAGAGTGATGAGGTGGTCGAGAGAATCCAAATAGTCTCCTATTTTTCTCTGTTCTTCCATTGATGTATACGGAATTTCAATAGTCTTCATTCCAGCAACATCTATGCTTCTTCCATCTCTTATCCCATATACATGTGGTACTAATTTATACTTTATAAATTCATGAGATCGAAAGTAGGGATAATAGAATCTTGAATCTGCCACATCACTATGAAATGTATGATATGCAGGGCTTATAATGCCATCTAACGATGATTTTTCAAGTCCTCCTTCAAAGGAACGAAGATGCACTATGAAGTCATCTTTCTGCACCATTTTATAATTAGATAAATTGGATTCATCATACATTAAATTTCGATCAGAATCCTCTCTTTTTACTGTTCCTCCACCTTGAATAATAGTAAGAGCCGGTAGCTCGGTATGGTTCTTTTCAGAGTATTCTTTAAATATATTCCCCAACTTACGCTGTTCCCACTCATCATCAAAGCCTCTAAATCTAATCGTTGGTTTTGCCATGCTATCTGACCTCCATTTTTTCGATCAGATTGTTTAATGAAGACATTATTTTTTCATCTGGAGATGTCAGTTCCTTTAAAAGAGACATGAACTCTGTCTGTGTCTGCTGCAGTTCTTCATCTGTTTTTTTCATTTCGGATAACAGTTCATTCAGATCTATTTCTTCCTCTTTTTCAAAATTATCTACATAGCGGGGAATATTCAGGTTAAAATCGTTTTTCTCTATGTCGTCAAAGCTTGCAAGGAAGGATTCTTTTTCTACTATTTCACGTTTGCTGTACAGCTCCATAACCTCAGCAATATGCTGATCTGTCATCTCATTCTGTTTCTTTCCTTTGTTGAATTTCTTAGAAGCATCAATAAATAAAACATCCCTCTCCAATAAATCTCTTTGTTTTTTCAGCACGATAATACAGGTTGGAATGGACGTATTGTAAAACAAATTTGCCGGAAGTCCGATGACTGCATAGATATTTCCGGAACGAAGAAGTTTTTCCCTGATTTTTCCTTCTGCTGCCCCACGGAACAGTACGCCATGCGGCAATACAATTGCCATGGTTCCATTACCCTTCAGATGATACAGGCCATGGAGAAGGAAAGCATAATCTGCTTTTGATTTCGGTGCCAGTACTCCATAATCACTGAATCTTTCATCCTGCAAAAATCCGGCTGCTGCACTCCATTTAGCCGAATAAGGAGGATTCATAAGTACCATATTAAAATCTATTTCTTCTCCTGTTGGCCAGTCTTCATCCAGGGTATCTCCATTGCGGAGGTTCTGATTTTCCGGTGAGATTCCATGAAGGAACATATTCATTCTGGCGAGATTATAGGTAGATGTATTCAGCTCCTGGCCGTAATATTTAATATATTCCGGTTTCTCCGCATATTTTTTTGCATTCAGAAGAAGGGAACCGGATCCCATACAGGGATCATAAACAGACAGACCTCTTTTATCCTCCTGCCCTGCAATAGCAATTTGAGTCAGTATCTTGGATACTGCCTGGGGAGTATAGAATTCTCCTGCTTTCTTTCCTGTCTCTGATGCAAACTGTCCAATCAGATATTCATAAGCATTTCCAAGAATCTCCGCATCTGTGTTCAACAAGTCTGCTTTATCAATTTCTCTGATCAGACTGGCAATCGTATCACTCTGTTTCTGATCGCCCGCTCCCAGGCGGTTGGAATACAGATCAATATCCGCAAACAGATCCGCAAATATAGGATCACTCTGCTCGATATTGTTAAATGCTTTCTGTAACTGCTCACGGTTAAATACATTATTTCTGGCTGCATCTGCAAAGCAGGTATACGTAAGTTCCGGCTCAATGATATAATGGCATTCATCCTTCATTTCCTTTATCAGCTCATCGGCATCTTCACCCTGCAGCTCTTCCACATAAACGTCTAACGCCTCTTTTAATGATTCCGGTTTATCATCACAGATCATGTCATATACCTTGATCAAAAAAGAATCTGACAAATATTTATAAAAAACAATACCAAGCAAATAATTTTTATATTCATTGGCATCCATTTTGGATCGAAGTATATCCGCCCCACTCCACAATACACTGATCAGATCCTTACTGTTTTCCTGCTCCGCCATGTTATTTATCCTCCAGTTTTCGTAGTCCTCTTATAAAACAAGTATAACATACCTGGGTAAATTATGGCATATATTTCTATTCATTGCCATTCTTGAAAAAAAGAGAAGGGTTTACTGCCCCTTCTCAATAATCATATCTTCTGCTTCATGTCTATCTATATATTGGCGATAATCAATTTCATTCTTTAAAGCAATATATTTATCATAAATAACAGAAAATACACTTTCTTCTTTTTTATATATTTTTTCCAAATCATCTTTATCCAGAACTATAATATACCGCTTTTCACGCAAAGCAATTTTTTTAATTAAGCCTTGTGAATCGCTCCATTTATTTCTTCCTGTTATTCCCTCCCATGAGATCATAATTCCAAAATTTGTATTAGCAGCAGACATTAGTGAACTAAATTTACCTACATATGTTACATTTACTGGTCCATCATAATTCTTACATTCACATAAAAATGAGTCACCAAAACATGGAAAAGCGGCTTGAACCCCTGATAATCTCGCTCTCTCAGTCCAACGTATCAGCAAATCAATTTCATTCGTACTTGTTCTGCAATTTCTATATACATCTAATAAAGAACCTGCACTTTTTTGAAACAGTATCGTTGATAATTCTTCAAGCTTTTTACCTTTTTCCCCTTTGGATAATCCTCCTGTTGCAATATCAGCATATAATTTTTGATATGCTCTGAGCTCATCATCTGGCAACATTAATAAAGTAGATTTATAACGGCTAGAATCTCTTAGAAACTCAGCCAGTGTGTACCCCGACTGATTTAATAAGTTTTCTGCATCTCTGAATCTTTTCTCTTCTAAATCCAATTACAATACCTTATAAATAATTATCGCATGCTGAAGCGGATTTTCAATCTCAGAATCACAATGTACACAGTTAACAAACTCTGGGATCTCTAATACTGTTTTGAAAATGTTTCCAGTAAATCTCTGACATACTGGGCAATAAATCTGTAAATATTGTTCAACCAGCCCTTCATCAACACATACTTCCAAAATATCATAAATTTCCTTAATTGCAATTCCAAGCTCTCTATGAACTGCATCCGGATAAATCCATTCATTGGAATGATACTGACCCATATAGTTTAAGAATGCGTCAAAATCGATATTAAATTTCTTCTCCTTTAACAAAGGAACCACTGACTGAAAGATATTCAATTGCATCATTCATTCGCCCCATTCCTAAATCTTTACAACTTCCCGTAATATGCTGTAATAATGTGTATCTATTGTTGAAATAATCAAAAGTAATTTTTACAATATAGCTCTGTGTTTCTACTGGTTTTACCCATTTTACATATATGTATGGATAGCTTGCAGTTGCTTCTTTTTCATTGAGATATTGCAATAAAAGTTGTTTTACTTCATCCGCTTCACTAAACAGGTCTTCATTTTCATCAATCAGTTCCCTGATTTCTCCAATAAATGGCAATACATAATCACCATTTTCAGCAGCTGTTAATTCAGCAGAACCGCCTGATTTCATTTCCATCATTTGTTTATACATTCGTACTTCTGTATTCTGAATATTATTAATAATCCGAATAGTTTCTGTATGTTCACAAGCAAACAGTTTAAGACCCAACGTATCTTTTATCCATTCTACACAGTACATCACAATTTTAGAATATGCATCCTTGTCAACCTGTTCATTGTAACTATATCTCATTGAATCATATCGTATTTCTAATACATTTATCAATGGATCAATATAAATCACCACCGGATATCTGTAATTTATCTGCTCAAATGTCTCCGAATGTAAATACGCTTTTTGTAAGACAAATTTTATGAAATATTTTTTGTCCTCCCTGAAAGCTCTGGGAATTGCTTCACTTAATACTCTATCAATGACTAAATCCGGTTCGTATGTTTTACCGTCAAATATAGAAATCTGTTTTTCTTTTAATATATCCTCTATTGTTCTTTCCCCTGTTTCATAAAAAAATGGAACTGAATATTTATATAACTTTTTATACTCCATTTCTTCATAGAAACTTGAAAACGCTCTTGATGTCGCTGTCTTTGTAATAATTCCCTTAAAATCCTTTTTTGATTCAAAAAACAGTGTCTCGTCACTATCACTCAATTTTCTCTGTTCTTCAAATGTGATTTTATTATCCAATTCGAGCTTTTTGCATATAAAACGCTGAAAATTATTAGATCCACAAAGAAGAGTATTTTTATAAAATTCTAAAAATGTTGCTTCATCCATAGGTGTACGCATAAAATCACCTGCTTTCAATAGATATATATCATATTACTACAATCCAAGCTGAATTTCTATTATCTTTCTTATCCTTTACAAATAAATTATTTCAATCCTATTTGATGAATATAATTTCAGTCTAGCACAATATGGGCGAAATCACAAGAAGATTATTTCGACATTTTACCTCCCAACAGAGCGGCACAGCCTCCCCTCCTCAACACCCCCGAATCCCGCACCCTGTCAGAACATTCACGCCCACCACAACGCAGAACAGCGGCGTGGCCAGGAGGGGAAGAGCGCGAGAAGGGGAGACGGCCTTCGCAACTCCGAGTGCTTCCCCTTCTCGCAAATTACCGCCTTCCAAAAGGCCGAACCTTTATCCTAAAAATAAAAAAATAAAAACATATAAAAAAAGAGACCGTCAGACCAATAAAGTCCAACAGTCTCAAAAAAGAAAAAAACTCTTTTTATTCTTACACTTTTTTATTTATTCTTAACCTTCTCCAGCATCTCCTCAGCTCTCTCAATCTCACTCTTCTCATCCTTCGGAAGAACAATATTAAGAATAATCGCAAATACCGCTGCCGGAACAATACCGGAACCGCCGAAGATCAGGCTGATCGCCTGTGGCAGATGCACCAGGATCGCTGTATTGGAGCCAAGTCCATAACCAAGACCAAGTGCTACGGAAACGATCGTAACATTTCTCGGTCCGATCGGCCACTTGGTGATTAACTGGATACCGCTGACAACAATGGATGAGAACATCATAACAGCAGCGCCGCCAAGAACACTCTGCGGCATGATGGAGATCAGTGCAGCAAGCTTCGGGAACAGTCCGCATGCGATCAGGAAGATTCCTCCTGTAGCGATACAGAAACGGTTTACAACCTTATTCATTGCAACCAGACCAACGTTCTGGCTGAAGGATGTGTTCGGAAGCACACCGAACAGTGCTGCGAAGGAAGATCCAAGTCCGTCACACATAACACCACCGGAAAGCTCTTTGTCTGTAGCCTCTCTTCCAAGACCACCCTCTGTGATTCCGGAAATATCACCAACTGTTTCAACTGCAGTTACAATAAACATGATCAGGATCGGCACGATCGCACGTGCGTCAAACACCCATTTTACAGGCATCAGTGCCGGTACCGCAAACCATTTTGCCTGAGCAACCTTGTCCCAGTTGAGAACCCAGGCCTTTGTAGCCTCCACAGTAGCACCTGTGTCATCTACATATGTAAATGTTGTAGGAAGTACCATAGCCATGATACTTACCAGAATGTATCCCACGATAATACCGATGAGGATTGAAGAAAAGCTTGTGAAGCCTTTTGTTCCATGCTTCAGTACAATGATCACGATCAGAACTACAAAGCCTACGAAAAGGTTTTCAAGAGAACCGTAATCCTTTGCGGAGCTTCCGCCACCGAAAGAGCTGATTCCCACACCGATCAGTGAAAGACCGATTGAAAGTACAACCGTACCTGTTACAACAGATGGGAAAAATTTTCTCAAGGGCTTCAGAAAGCTTCCCAGAACAGTCTCAAAAAGACCGCCGATAAAGCAGGCTGCCATGATCGAACCATAGGCAACGACACCATTTCCCATGACTCCGGCAACACTCTGACATACGCCGATGAAGCCTGAACTTGTTCCCATAACGATAGGAAGCTTGCCACCGACCGGTCCGATCGTAAAGACCTGTACAAGTGTAACAATTCCTGCGATCAGCATTGCATTCTGAAGTAATGCAACCTGAAGATCCCCTCCTGCTTCGATTCCGCAGGCTGCCGTGATGATCAGAAGTGGGGTAAGGTTACCCACAAACATGGCAAGCACGTGCTGCAGTCCAAGGGGAATTGCCACCTTAAGAGGTGGGCGTCCGTCCAGCTCATAAGGGCTGGCTGTGTTTTTCTCCTGTTTTTCCAT